ATCAATGACAACTAAGCCTAAAAAGACCCAACCGCTACGAGGGGCAACTAAACCGAGAGTTCATAGCCCACTTCTCAAGGGCAAATCTAGAGCTGGTGAAGTCTTTGAAATGATTGAGCGTCTCAAGATGGATAAACTCATGCCATATCAGGAACATGTGCTTAAACAGATGATGATGGTTGATAAAAAGAATCAATATCGGGTCAAGACTGCCCTGCTGCTTATTTCGAGGCAAAATGGTAAGTCTCACTTAGGCAGAGTCAGGGTAATTTGGGGCATGTTCTATGGCAATGAAAAGAAGCACATCATCATGAGTTCTAATAGAGCAACTGCCCTTATGACCTTTAGAGAAATCGCATGGATCATAGAATCGACTCCAGAGCTAAAGGCAATGACTAAGGCAGTGCGATATGCCAATGGTGGTGAGCGAATAGAGCTGCTCAATGGTGCAACCCTTGACCTAGTATCAGATACCAGAGACTCAGCGCGTGGTCGTACTGCTGACTTCTTATGGATTGATGAAGTGCGAGAAATATCTGAGGACGGCTACAAAGCTGCAATACCTACAACAAGGGCTAGAGCCAATGCTCAGACCTTTTTAACTAGCAACGCAGGTGATGCCTTCAGTACTGTCTTAAACGGCCTTGTTGAACGCGCTAAGGATTATCCGCCAGAGACTTATGGCTATTATGAGTATTCTGCGCCACAGTATTGCAAGATTGATATTAGATCAGAATCATTTTGGCGAGATGCAGTAGCACATAGTAATCCAGCATTAGGTTACACAGTTACTCGCGAGTCAATCGAGGAAGCTATAGCAACTGCTCCTATTGAGACCACTCGTACTGAGACTTTATGCCAGTGGATTGATTCACTTCAAAGCCCATGGCCTCATGGCATTCTTGAGGAGACTAGCGATAACACACTAGAACTTGCAGTTGGGGCTTATACTATATTTGGTTTCGATGTCAGTCCTTCGAGAAGGAACGCATCTTTAGTCGCTGGACAATTACTTCCAGATGGAAGGATTGGCATCGGAATTATGGAGACTTGGAGTTCTCAAGTCGCAGTTGATGATCTAAAGATTGCAGCAGCTATAAAAGGCTGGTGTGACCTTTACAGACCGCGCCTAGTCTGCTACGACAAGTATGCCACTCAATCCATAGCCGATAGATTAAAGCAGGCTGGAGTTATGACCGAGGATGTCTCAGGCCAGCAGTTCTATCAAGCCTGTGGCGATTTATTGACTGGATTGGTGACTCATAAGGTCGTTCATAATGGACAAGTCGAACTTGTCCAACAATTCAATAATTGTGCAGCTAAGGTCAATGACTCAGCTTGGAGAATCATAAAGCGCAAATCCGCAGGCGATATAAGTGCCATTATTGGAATTGCAATGACTGTAAGCAAGTTAATGCTTCCAGCACCTAAACCTCAGATTATTACCTAGACACACCTTAGGTGGTATGTCAAATACTTGACATGTGCTACCATTTATGTCTATGGGTCGCATCTTGCAAACATTCGGTCTCCAGTCTAAGCCTCTATTAGAAGCTCAGTCTGCTCCTCAAGTTCTTGGTGAGTATTCACCTTATGCAATGCCATTTCAATATGCTTTCGTTAGCAGAGAAGATGCTCTTAGCGTACCCGCGTTGATGAGATGCAGAAATCTTTTAGCTGGCACAATCGGTGCAATTCCTTTAGAGCTTTACAAAAAATCTACTAATGAAGAACTTGGCTCACCTGCATGGTTAGAGCAACCTTCTTATTCACAACCACGATCTGTGACGATTGCATACACAGTTGAATCGTTGCTCCTATATTCGCAAGCCTTCTGGAAATGCGTTGAGATTTATTCCGAGGACGGCAGGCCTTCGCGCTTTGAATGGATTGCCAACAATCGAGTCACTGCAACACTTGATAGCACTAACACTTTTGTAAAATCTTATGCTGTTGATGGAATGACTTTACCAATGGACGGCTTAGGAAGTTTAATCACATTCCAGAGCCTACTTCCTGGAATCTTAACTACTGGCATTCAAACAATCCGCGCAGCTATTGATGTGCAAAAAGCAGCAGCGGTTTCAGCTTCACAACCAATGCCAACTGGCATACTTCGTAACAATGGTGCAGACCTTGATCCTAAAGAAGTTTCTGGATTATTAGCTGCTTTCAAAAGCGCAAGAAATAATCGCTCCACTGCTTATTTGACTTCTACTCTTGAGTATGTTCCTGTTCAATTTTCACCTAAAGACATGATGTATGGTGAGGCAATTCAAAATCTTGCAACTGAAATTGCTCGCTTATGTAATGTTCCAGCAATCTATGTATCTGCTGACCAGAACTCGAGTTATACATACAATAATGTCCAAGACGAGAGAAAACAGTTTCTTCAGCTATCTTTGCAGCCTTTCATTAGTGCAATAGAAGATCGCTTGTCTATGGATGATATTACTGCTCGTGGCAATGTGGTGAAGTTCGATATTGATAAGAACTTCTTGCGCACTGACCCAATGCAAGAACTAGCAGTGATTGAGAAACTACTTAGCCTTAATCTGATTACCACAGAACAAGCTATGGAAATGACTGATTTAACACCTAATGGAAGTCAAGGTATGGAATGAATCAAGTAATCACCTTCTCAGCTGAGCTAACAGCTGACTCAGCAAGTCGCACTATCTCAGGCAAGATTGTGCCTCTTAATGTTGAAGCAGGCTCAACCAATATGGGTAAAGTAATCTTTGCTTCTGGCTCTATTGAGATTCAAGACCCTAAAGCAATTAAATTATTGAGCCAACATGATAACAAAAAGCCTCTAGGTCGCATGGTTTCTTTTAGCGAATCAGAAGATGCAATTCATGCAGTGTTCTCTGTTAGTCGCTCACAGCGCGGTACAGAAGCTCTTATCCTTGCAGAAGAAGGCTTGCAGTCAGGATTGAGCATTGGTGCAGAAGTTCTTAAATCTAAAATCAAAGATGGCATTACTTATGTCTCCTCAGCTAGGCTCGTAGAAACGAGCCTTGTCACAGAGCCCGCGTTTAAGTCGGCTCAAGTCACTGATATTGCAGCAGAAGAATCTGCTGTAGAAGAAGAAACCCAACCAACAGAAAGCGAGACAGCCACCGTGGAAGAAACCACTTCAGCAGTCGAAGCAACACCAGTTGAAGCACAAGCGGTTGAAGCTGCTCGCCCAACTGTTTCAGCAGCATACTTTACAAAGCCACGCATTGAAGTTACAGCAGCTAAGTACGCAGAAAACACAATCCGTGCAGCGCTAGGTGATGAGTCAGCTCGTCAATACCTACTAGCAGCAGACAACACAACAGATAACGCAGGACTTGTTCCAACTCGTCAGCTATCTGAAATCATCAACCCATTGGGTACAACAATCCGTCCATCAATCGATGCAATCTCACGCGGAACCCTTCCTGATGCAGGAATGACTTTCGAGATTCCAAAGATTACACAGATGCCAGCAGTCGGCGAAGTTGCAGAAGATGCAGCATTCACAGATACAGATCAGAACTCAGCGTTCTTATCAGTAACTGTTAAGAAGTACGCTGGACAACAGACATTCTCTGTTGAACTTCTAGATCGTACATCTCCAGCATTCTTTGATGAGCTAGTGCGCAACATGGCAGCAGCTTACGCAAAGACAACAAACGCAGCAGTAAATGCTGCTCTTATTGCAGGCGCAACAGCAGATGCAACTACAACAGTTACATATCCAACAGCCTCAGAGCTTCTTGGAATTGTTGCTCGCGGATCAGCATCAGTTTATGCAGCCACAGCAGGACTTCCAAACCCATTTGCTCGCAACATGGTTGTATCAACAGGTCAATGGTCAAACATCATGTCTCTAAACGATGCAGGCCGTCCAATCTACACAGCTTCACAGCCAATGAACGCAGGTGGAGCAGTTGCACCAACATCACTTACAGGTAATGTTGCAGGACTTAACCTCTATGTTGATCCAACAAACGCAGGCGATGGCGATGGAACAATCCTTGTTGTAAATCCAGATGCATATACATGGTATGAGAGCCCTACCTACCGCCTACGCGCAGAATCAACTGCAGCAGGACAGGTAACAATCGGCTACTACGGCTTTGGAGCAATCGCTACTAAGGTCGGCGCAGGCGCATTCAAGAATAACAAGGCGTAAGCCACACTAAGTCGCTCTGGGGAGTAGTAGCCCTCTACTCCCCAGAGTCTTTAGAAAGGATTGGGAATGGCTCTTACGACAGTCAGCGAACTTCGCACAACACTTGGTGTTGGCACCCTATATCCAGACGCAACCCTTCAAGAAGTATGTGACGCGACAGACGCAGTCTTGCTTCCAATGTTATGGGCGGATACTAATTTTAATGTGGCACACAGCAACACCACCACAGTAGGCACTTTATATTTTGATGAACTTGTCAAAGACACATATTATGTAGGTCAGACAGTTGTAGTAACTAATAATAAATCGCATCTTAATGGATCAAAGACAATCACAGAAGTTGGCGATTATTCAATTTCTTATGCAATAACAGGAACACCAACAGCAGAGCCTAAGCATGCAGTGCGACCTTATGGCACAGTTACAGTCAGTCCATCAACAGACTGGACGGCTGACATGGCTATTCAACAAGCAGCTTTAATGATATCTGTTGAAATCTGGCAGGCGCGTACAGCCACCCTTTCTGGCAGTAACCTTGTCGATTTCCAGCCAAGCCCTTATCGAATGAGCGCACAGCTTCTCGCTAAGGTGCGAGGATTGATAGCCCACGCACTAGACCCACGCTCGATGGTGGGATAATGCCAGTTGCCATTACTACACTCAGAACCACTTTAGCGACTGCTCTGGTCAATAACGCTAAGTGGCAGACCTTTGCATTCCCGCCAGCTACAGTTCTGGCTAACTCAGTTATTGTGTCACCCGATGATCCATACTTGACACCTAATAATAACTCTCAGATTTCTATTAGCCCTTTTGCTAATTTCAAGATTGTTATGACAGTGCCACTTTTTGATAATGAAGGCAACCTTAACGGCATCGAGGACACAGTAGTTAGTGTGTTTGCACTCCTTGCTGCATCTTCTTTCACCTATAATGTAAGCGCAATAAGCGCACCTAGCGTTCTCAATACTGCTTCGGGAGACCTTCTCAGTTGCGAGATGTCCGTATCAATTCTAACAAGTTGGAGTTAATCATGTCCGATAACGACAAAGCAAACGCAGAATGGCTCGTGCGAATCGGTCAAACTGCAACAGCACCAAAACCAGTCACTAAGAAAGATGAGGAATAATTATGGCACAGGGAATCGTAAATAAGGTTGGATTCAAAGTAGGAGCAACAGACCCTGCCTCAATCGATCTTAGCGCGTATGTAACAAGCTTCACATTGACTCGTTCAGTAGATCAGATTGAGACCACAGCGATGGGTGATACTGGCCATCGTTATGTTGCAGGATTGCAGAATAACACCATTACTGTTGATTTAATCAACGATGATGGAGCTACTGCTGTGCTGCAATCACTCAACACTTTATTTGCTACTAATGCATATTTCAAGTGCGCACTAGATAAGTCAGCATCAGGTTCAGCTGCTAATCCATTTTATAGCGGGCTAATCTTAATTGATACGATTACTCCTATTGCTGGAGATGTTGCAAGCCTAGGAATGCAGAGCCTGACTTTTCAGGTTTCAGGAGCAATCACAGTAGCAACCACAGGTACATTCTAAACAACTAAACAAAGGGGCAAATCATGGCACAGTTAAAAGTTACATTTGCAGATGGAAAAGTAGTGCAAGGGGAAGTAACTCCCTTAATCGAATACATATTCGAACAGCATTACAAGATGGGGTTTCACAAGGCCTTTCGTGAGGAAGAACTTCAGACCCAAGTGTATTTTTTAGCTCATGAAGTTGTTAAGCGGCTAGGTGAGCCAGTAGATGCAAGGTTAGAGACTTTCATCGGCACTCTTAAAAGTGTTGAGGTGCTGGACTCAGACCCTTTGTCTTAAAGCGCGATCTTCCATTCACCTACCTCATTGCTCGTCTGAGCATAAGGTTGGGGGTCGCGCCACAGCAGTTACTAGAGTTAGAACCAACAATGCTTCAAGCATTGTTGCAAGGCTTAAAAGATGAAGCAAAGGAGATGAACGATGCCAACAGAAGTAGTAGGCGCGGTCGCCCTTAAGAAAGCCTTAAACAAATATGCTCCAGACCTTGCTAAAGAATTGACAAAAGAATTGGGCGCAGTTCTCAAGCCAATCGTCAATGAAGCTAGGTCATTTGTCCCCATTGCTTCTCCTATGAGTGGCTGGAGTGAAGTTACTAGCCCTCGTGGCAGGTTTCCAAAATATAACGCTATGGAAATCCGTAAGGGAATTATCTATAAAACATCACCTTCTAAGCCTAATCGTGCTGGCTTTGTTAATAATATTCGTATTCAAAATAAGTCTATGATTGGCGCAATTTATGAGACTGCTGGTCGTAAGAATGGTCAAGGTCAGGATTGGGTTGGGCCAAAGGCAGGCGGAGCATCTAAGGGTGTATCTCGCTCAAATAATCCTTATGCTGGCAATCAATTTATTTCTAATTTAGGGCAACTCTATGGGCCAGTTCGTAAAGGTGATCATCGCATGATGGGTCGCTTAATCTTTAGAGCGTGGGCTAACACTCAGGGCAAAGCCAATGCTTCGGTATTTAAGGCTATTGAAAACACAACAACAAAGTTTAATCGTAGAACAGCAATGGTAGATGTTAGGAGAGCAGCATGAGTAATGTAGCCATTAATATCGCCGCTGAGTTCATAGGCAAAAAGGCGTTTAAGGCAGCAGAGACATCTACCGATAAACTTTCTAGAAGTGTTAAAAGATTAGCAGGCAGTTTAGGTGTTGCTTTTGGTGTTCGTGGCATTGGTCGGTCAATCAAAGCCTTTGCAGAAGATGACAAAGCAGCTCAAGCATTAGGACAAACTCTTAACAACCTTGGGCTTGCTTTTGGTAGCAGTTCAGCAACAGTCAATGGATACATTT